TATCTTCACCAGATGTTAATAATCTAAATTTTACTGTTTTTTTACGCATTGGTAATTCAACAGTAAAATACCCATTTTCATCAGGTTCTTCATCAACCCTTTTATATTTTAGTTTAGTTAAATCAACAGTTGTTTTAAACATTGCGTTAGTTCTTGGGTCTGGTACTTGTACACCATATTCTGAACCGTAACTTGAACTACGTAAAAATAATATAATTGCACTTCTATCGCCAGTTAATAAATCGTTAGGATTTACACCAGCAGTTTTAATTTTTCTTTTTAATAATACATCAATAGCTGTACCATTATCAATTAAGGAAGGTGTTGTTAAAATATCTTCATCTTTTGATGTCATATATTCAACAGTAACTTCTTTAAGTCCATTTTTATAAAATTTACCTTTTGATGGTAATTTAATAATTTCATATGAAGTCATTAAATCAGGGTCAGTCTCTTTACTCATAGTTTTTTCAAACTCTTGAGGATTAAAACTATCCATTTTTGGATTTGCATCAGGAGTTAAATTAATCGGTTTAGTTTCATTAGTACCGTGCATTTCTTTATATTTCTTTAAAACATCACCTATTGGTTCTCTTGTTTTAACAGGTTCTTGATTCATATTTTCCATAAAATTATATTTTTTATATTTTTTTATAAATACTCTAAAAAAAATTTTATAAAAATCAAGATTTTTAATTAAGATTCGTATAAGCTAATATAAAAAAATATATATGAGTAGAAATAGATATAAAGAAGAAAAAGATTTTGAAGAATTAACTTCTGTAGATAATACTGGGCGAATACTTGAAATTAAAGCAAATATAAAAAAACTCATAAAACGTGACACTAAAATTTTAGCAAAAAATGATAGTCAAAAAAAATTAATACAATCAATAAAAAATAATGAAATTACGATTTGTGCAGGACCAGCAGGTACTGGAAAGACTTACGTAGCATTAGCACTCGCATTAAGTATATTACGGAAAGAAAATAATAGGTTTAAAACAATTTTTCTGGTTAAATCAGTTACAACATTAAAAAATGAGGAAGTTGGATTTATTAAAGGTGATTTAAAAGATAAAATTGACCCAGCAATGTGGAGTTTCTTTATAAATATAGAGAAAATGATATATAAAACAACATTATCATTATTAATTGCTGAAGATATTATTAGACCAGTTCCTTTAGCATATATTAGAGGCGCAAGTCTGGATGATTGTATTATAATTGCAGATGAAATGCAAAATGTTACCCTTGATAATTCAAGAACATTACTCACAAGAATTGGAAGTAATTCTAAATTAATTGTTCTTGGAGATACAAATCAGGTCGATATGAAAAATAAAAAAGAAAGCTCGTTACATAAAATGTTAGAAATATTTAAGGATGTTGAAAAAATTGGTATTATTGAAATGAGTGAAGAAGATACAAACATCAGAAATCCATTAATTTCAATTATTGAAAATAAATATAGAGAACACATTAATATTGAAAACGAAAAAAAATTACAATATAATAGAAAAAGTATAAATAAACATCAATTAAATGATTGAAGAAAATAAAATATTAGTAATATATGTTGGAGTACAAGGAATCCGAAGTGAAGATATTGAAACATATACTCAAAAAGTGGTAATAAAAATTATGCCACAAATATTTCAAGGTGAAATAATTGTAATTCCTGTTCAATCACTAAATACAAAGATCGAATGTATCAATCCAAAATATATTACAGATGAAGAGTTAATAATTAATCATACTAAATTAATGGTAAGATTAGAAAAAGAACTTGAACATCAATTAAATGAATTAAAAAAACAAAATTATGAGTAAAGAAACTTATTAAAATAATAAACCTATGAAAGAATTAAATTTAGATTATGAAAAATATGGTAATTGTTCTAAAAAAGACACAACCTATGATGAAAAAGTAAAAATATTTGAGGATAATGTGAAGATTATGATGATGAGTTCCACATTTATTGGTCAGATTAGTAAATTAAATTTAGGTGACATGTATGAATTACTTAAAAATGATAATATTTTAATTGCACACTTACCAATATTTAGATATAATGATAGGGTTATGTGTTTTAGCAAAGGTGAAATTAATGATGATTATGAACATGGAAAATATAAAATATTAACCACAAATCAAATCAAAAAATATTTAAATGAAAATTATTTAATTTTCATTTATACTGTTTTTGATACTGAATATGAAGAAAGTGAGGGTTTAAAATATAGAACAATTATATTAAAAGAAGAACTCGAAAATCAATTAGAACAATTAAAAAAATGAAATTATGAGTAAATTAAAAATAGGTATCGATGTTAACGAAGTATTAAGAGCCAGATGGTTACAATTTGATAGGTTTTATGCACAAGAGTTTGATGAAAATGAATTACCAGAAGAACAATTACCATACGTGTATGATTTTTTTGAAAAATATGATTGGAAGGATATTGAGGAAGAAGTGAAAGAAATGCGTGAACCAGAAGATACACCAGATACAATTAATCCTATTGATTATCAAGTTGATGAAAAAGGGGAAGCACCTGCTGATTTTTTAATATTTAAAAAAACTGAGAAGGTTAAACTTACTGCAAGAGAAGTATATAATAGATTTATGTATGAAGATTATTTATTTGAAATTCATGGAGCAGCACCAAAAATGTATGGTCAAATGGATTTAGACGTTAATAATTTTTTACTAAAATATGATGATACTGTAGATTTTACTGTAATGTCTGTCGAAAACCGTTTTAGTATACCACCAACGCTTTTCTTCTTAAGTAAAATCTCAAGCAGATTTAGAAATTATAAGTTTGTTGATAAAGCTGTTGATATGTGGAAAGAAGTTGATGTTCTTATTACAACAGACCCAGAAATATTAAAACTTGGTGCACCTTGGGGTAAGAAAATAATAAAATTAAAACGACCATATAATGAAAATATAAAAGGTGGTTCATTAGAGGTATTACAAATTCATGATTTAACAAATAATAAAGAATTTGAAAAAATAATTAAATATAAAAAACAGTAAAAATGAGTGAAGAATTAGAAAAAACAGCACAAGAAGCTGAAATGGAAAAAATAGAGAAAATTAAAGAATCTCTAAATAAAATATCAAATAAAGAATCAAAATTCTTATTTGTTGTACCAGAATCACAAAGTCCTGCTGCAAGTGTTTATGAAATTTATTTTCATGCAACTGTTGTAAAAAATATGGGATATAATATTATGATAATGGTTGAAAAGGGTGATTATATACCACCTACTTGGGTTGAAAAAGAACTTACTGATCATAAACATGTCTCAATGTCTGACCCAAAACTAATGGTCGGTCCTGAAGACGTAATGATCATTCCAGAGGTTTATACTAATGTAATGGAACAAACAAAAAACTTACCTTGTAAGAGAATTGGTTTATTACAATCTATTGATTATATGATGAATTCACTGATACCGGGAACGGATTGGGCATCATTCAATATTTATGATATTATCACTACTTCTGAAACACTTAAGGAGTTAGTTGAATTATATTATGGTAAAGATAAGTATAATATAATGGTATATGATATTGGAATTCCCGAATATTTTGAAAAATCAAAAATTCCACAAAAACCAATAATTTCAGTAATTGGTAGAAATGCAAATGAAATTTCAAAATTTGTTAAGTTGTTTTATGCTAAATTCCCTCAATATAATTGGGTAACATTTGACCCAATGGTAACTAAAAGCAAACCACCACAACCAATGAGACGAATTGATTTTGCTAAAAGATTACAAGGTAATTTTGCTGCATTATGGATTGATAGAATAGCGTCTTTTGGAACATTTCCATTAGAGTGTATGAAATCAGGAGTTATTCCAATTTCATTAAAACCAGATATTATTCCTGATTACATGATCGAAAGAGATAGTGATGGTAAACCAGCCAAAATAATTGAGGGTGGTGGTATTTGGAGTGATAGTTATTATGATCTCCCATTATTAGTTGGTGAAGTTTTAATTAAGTTTTTAGATGATGGTATTAAAAATGAGTTATATGTAAAAATGGATAGTATCGTTGCTAAATATACTCAGGTTGCTGCTGAAGAAAAATTAGAAAAAATATATGGTGATGTTATTAAAGAAAGAACATTAATATTTGAAGCAGCACTAGCAACAAAAGTTGATGTTGCACCAACACAAGAAGAAGAAATAAAAAAATAATATTAAAACTAAATAAATAAAAAATGAATATATCAATAATAATTCCTATTCACGAATATTCTGAAGTAGTTTCAGAATATTTAAATAAGGCAATCGAATCGATTACCAAACAAAATGAAACTAAAGAACTTCCACAAATACTTTTAGTTTATCCAGCAGATGAACATACAAATGTTTCAGAATTTAGAGTTTCAATGTTTGAAAAATATAATGGAATTTTAAATCAAGAGAATTTTCTTTTAATTAAAAATGATGGTATAACTGATTATCAAACACAAGTAAATCTAGGGGTTAAGTCAGTAAATACTGATTATTTCTCAGTACTTGAATTTGATGATCAATATTCAAATAATTACATAAAAAATGCAACATCATACATTGAAGCATATCCTGAAATTGATGTGTTCTTAACTATGATGATTGAAGTAAATGATAAAAATGAGGGTATTAAATTAACAAATGAAACTGTTTGGGCACAACAATTTGTTGGCGAAAACGGCGAAATGGGTTATTTAAATTCCAATGCCCTAAAACAATATACTGATTTTAAATTATCTGGTGCAATTATTAAAAAATCTGATTTTGAAAATCTGGGTGGGTATAAGTCAAACATTAAATTAACATTTATGTATGAATATTTACTTAGAGCATTAAATAATGCTTCAAAAATATATAGTATTCCAAAAATTGGATATAAACATTTAGCGACCAGAGAAGGTAGTTTATTTGATACATATTTAAAAACAATGCCAGTTGATGAAAGAAAATTTTGGTTTGAAACAGCGACGAAAGAATCTAATTTCATTAACGATAGAATAATTGATTTATCAGGACTACAAAAAGTGGTTACAGGATAACTATAAATTATATGAGTACTATTGAAAGTAAACCATATTTTGCTGAAAAAGAAGAACAAGCAGTTATAGATTATATTAATTCTGATTCGCTGGAAGAAAAAAATAGAATCTATAATAATATTCTTATCGAACCTTTTCGAAAAATGATTGAGTCAATATTAAGACGATATCCAATACATATTGGAAATTATGATATGGAAGAGGTTGAATCAAACGCACTTACGCATTTGATTGAGCATATGGTTAAATTTAATCCAAATAAAATAACTAAATCTGGAAATAAAACTAAAGCATTTAGCTATTGTCAGACAATCATTAGAAATTATTATAAAGACCATAGTAAAAAAAGTTATAATGAAAAGAAAACTAATTTATGTTTTGATGATTATGTTGATGAAATTAATGGGAATGTTGAAAATAGTTATGAGATTGAAACTGAACAGCATCAACTTGAAATATTAATTAATGGTGTTGTTGAAAAAATTGAAGATAAAATCGATAATGACCCAACAATAAAGAAAAATGAGATTATTGTTGGGGATGCTATTGTAAATATTCTGAAAAATTGGGAAGTTTTATTTATGGAAGACACACCAGAAGGAACATATAATAAAAGAATAACAAATAAATTTGCTAAAAATAAAATTTTATTATACTTAAAAGAACAAACAGGATTATCAACAAAGGAAATAAGAGTCGGTATTAAACCATTTAAAGAAATCTATTTTGTTGAAAAGATTGGTTATATTGACGATTAAATTTAAAATTATGAATAAATTTTTATTAAAAAATGAAAAAAATTTTGATGATCTTAATAAATATATTGATGATCATTATAATGATATTCGAATCATAATAACGTCTCCTGAATTATTTCAATATTTCAAAGAATGCTATTCTGATGAGAATGATGTCAAAAAAACATTTAATAGTGAATTCTTGATGTATCGTGGTAAAAGGATGATTGTAGATGATTATTGTCCCGCACCAAAAATTTATTTTCTTAGAAAAAGTAATAGCATTAATTTTAATCTACCATGTATTTGTGGAATTTATAGTGATGAAGAACACCAATAAATAAATAAAAAAGTATTTATATGTACTAAAACTATAAATAATAAAAATAAAAAATCTATATGCTATGGCAAGACCAAAACGTAAAAAATTAGACTTTACTGAAGAAAGTGTTAATAAACTACTTCAGGAAATATATGATGAAAGTCACAATCAAAAAGCAAAAATTGTAAGATTATTCAATAAATGGGAAACTAAAGTAAAGGAAAGTGGTGAGGTTCAAGCTATTGGTGATCAAATTGTTAAACTAATTGCTGCCGAAGCTAAAAATCAAGATCAGAAAATTTTACTTCTTAGATATTTAAAAGAAATTGTTTTTGAAAAAAAGAATGGTAATACTACAACTAGTAATACTGAAGCTGAAAGCGGTGAATTAAGTACTGATAGAAAAAACGAGTTGATGGATTTTGTTAGAAAAGAAGTTGATGTAAAAAAGAATAGTAAATAATGAGTTTAGCTGATAATAAAAGGTCAATTTTTACTACGATTGGTTCGTACACATCATTAATGAAGCAAAGTGATAAAATACGACAAACCGATTTATTTCCATCAATTAATAATAAAAAAGATATTGTCCCTTTTTTACTTGATGTATTAAAAACTGTTGTAGGTACTGAAGCATTGAAAGAAGCTATTGGTGGTATGTTCGGTAAACTAATTGATGATATTGAACCACAGCTTAAAACAGTATTAAAAAAACAATTTATACAAAGTAATTCCGATGACTTATTACCAACAGCAACTAGTATTACTATTCCAGTAAAAGATATTGATGTTAATGGAAAATTAAAAATCGACCCAACATCTGATGAGGGTGGGTTAGTATTTGACAATAGTAAACCAAATTTCGATAAAACAGCATATGATGCAATTTCAAATAGTGGTACTGAAAAAACATTTAGTGTATTATCAGTCACGCACGATTCAATATTGGATAACTTTGAGGTAAAATCTAGTCTTGCATCAAACGTTACTATTGGTAGTTTTTTTACAACATTTATTGATGATGCTGAAATTATTAATAAAAAAGAAATTACTGCTAATGTAATGGATGCACTTTATGGTACACTTGCAAAAAAACAAGGAAAAACAGTTGAACAAAACTATGAAGAATTAAAGGTTAGAAAATTATTAGAACAAGTACTTAATGATGATGATAGTTTCATAATTCCTCCAGAAGATTTGGATGGGTTGTTAGTAAAAGCTAATGAACTAAGTGAAGGAATATTAAATTACGATATGGGTTGTGGGTTAATGGAAGCTGAACTGAATTTTGATGATCTTGATAATATGGTAAATAATGTATTTGGGTCAACAGACCCATTATTTATTGGTAATCAATTTGAATCAACAATACTTAAAAGTACGAGTGGTAGTACAGTTACTCAAGAAGCAACACAACAAAATATGCAAACAATTAAAGATAATTTTTTTCAAAAAATTATTAATGTGTTTACATTAGCGTTATTGAGTGCCGTGACAACAGCACCACAAATACGGGTTTTATTAGGGATGATGAGTGCGTTGCAAAATGGAGGTGTTGTTAAACTTGCTAAAGCAAGTGAGGACATGGATAATTTTAAAACATGTATTAAATGTATGTCAAAAGAAATAATGAGATTAGTAGCTAAATTTATTTTTGATTTAGCTGTTCTATATTTAATAAAATTAATTAAACCAGTAATAACTAAAGTAGTAAAAGAAAAAATAAACCAATATGTTGGTATAATTAAAAGTTTAACAGGAGCAAATAAAATAATATAAAATGATAGTAGACCAAAAATTAAACAAACAAATTGTAGGGGTTTATCTTATTGATGGAATGATCGAAGGTACACAGCTTGCTACAACAAAAAAACCAAATTTATTTAGAAGAATTATAATGAAACTATTTATTGGGTGGAAATGGATTAACATTCAAGAATTAAAAAAATAAGAAATGGCAATTGATTTTAATAGTATTGATGCGATTATTGGGGGGTTTGATAAAATATTAAATCTCTCATCCGTTGGCGGACCACCACCCGTACCAACACCACTTATGTTAGTTGGTGTACCATTACGTGCTGGTTTATCACCAACTAAAATAGCCTCACGTATTATCGGTAGAAAATCTGAAGCTGGTTTACCTGTTGGTGCATTACCATCTGGTGCAATTAATCCAGATGAAATTATGGAAAGAATTAGAATCGAAGAAATTGTCAAGGCACTTCAAGAAGATGCTCTTATTTCAATAGCAATTCCACCGGGGATTACCCTAACAGCAGCAGGGATTTCTGCTGCGGGACCCGTTACTGTATTCGGTTCAACAATAACATTTTCAAAAGGTTATGGAGTGATGCAATAATGGAAAATTTAGATAAATATACACCAATCGAACTACAAAAAATGTCTAATGATATTGTTATGAAACATGAAGCATTAAAAGATGATATTATTAAACACACATATAAACTTGAAGAGATTGAAAATTTAATTAATGAGAAAAGTAAGGAATTAGAAGAACTTGAAAAAAATTACGTGAAAATTATTGAAAAATTAGTAGAATAATGGGATTTGATAAGCCAATTATACAAACAAGTAACCCATATAAAGTGGAACACGCTACTCTTAATAGAAATAGGACAATTTTCTATGGGGAAGTCATTAGTATTGATGATGAAACTGATGGTGGTAGAATTAAAGTTAGAATTCCAGATATTGATGATAGAACAGCTAATACTGATTTACCTGAAGCATATCCATTATTACCAAAATTCTTCCACATTTATCCGCAAGTTGGTGAAATGGTTAGAATTTTTATCGAAGATACTAAGTTTCCAGAAAGAAGTAGATTTTGGATGGGTAGTATCATATCTCAACCACAAAAAATTGGTTTTGATTCAAGATTTAGCGCACTTTCAACAACGAATCTTGGATTAACTAAACCTGAAAAAGCACCATCAACTTATCCAGATGCTGCTGGTGTCTTTCCATTAAAAACTGATATTGCTATTGTTGGTAAAGTAAATACCGATATTATTTTAAGAATAAATGAAGTGCATATTAGAGCAGGTAAACATGAGAATAACGATATTTTAAAATTAAATATTAAAAATCCCGCAGACATTAGTATGATTTATGAACCAATTAGTGGTGATAGTAATACTTATTATAGTAACACAATTATTATGAGTGATAAAATTGCTTTAATTTCTCATAATGGCAACCCTCAATTTAAAGCTGCTAGAGTGGGTCAGGATGATAGATCAAGAATATTTAATACTGGACATCCAATTGCTCGTGGGGATGTCGTAGTTGAAGCCTTAGAGGTACTGAGGATTGCTATACTCGGTCATCTTCATGGATATTCTGGATTACCTGCCGATAAAACTGCAATAATTAAAAAACTTGAAAATTTACAATTTAATAATATTCTACAAAAAAATATTGTAACAAATTAAAATTTTCATATATTTGTCGTAATGAATATTCAAATTCCAGATAAATTATTTACAACATTTAACGATATTACGTTTCATGATGAACCACATAAGTATTATGTGGGTGATAAAGAATTAATTAGTGTTACTACGTTAATTCATAGATATCAAGAAATATTTGATGAAGATTATTGGTCAAAATATAAGAGCAATGAACTTGGTCTTACACAAAAAGAAATATTACGTGCGTGGAATTTTATAAATAAAAAGGGAACAATTAAAGGTTCAGCAATTCATGATTATGCTGAGAACCGTTTTTTAAATAAAAAATTTCCATATCCAAAACAAACGATTCTTGATGAATTTGGTTTTGACCCTGTTTTAGATGAATATTTAATAACAAAAAAACATGTTGATAATTTCCATAAGGATGTATATGGTAAATTAATTCCAATAAGAACTGAAATGGTTGTTTATGATAGAGAATCATTAATCGCTGGTATGCTCGATATATTGTTTTATAATGTTAAAGCTAAAGAGTTTCAAATTTGGGATTATAAAACAAACAAAAAATTTGATAAACAAATGAGTTCAAGACATTTTAGTGATGAATTATTTATGTTAGAAGATTGTGATTTAGAAATTTATTCATTACAATTATCAATGTATAAATTAATTATTGAAAAAAATACTGGAATTAAACTTGGAAAATCATATGTTGTTTGGTTTAGTCACAATAATGATAATTATGAAGTTATTGAAACTAAAGATAGATCATATTATGTAAATACGATTATTAATAAAAGAATCGCTGAATTAGCTGCATAACATGACAGACGATAAAGTAAATACGATAGTAGATATTTATCAAACATTAATAGATTTGAAAAAGAATGGAACTTTAGTTGATTTAGATTTTAATTGGGACGAAGAAAACAATACTTTGGAAATAAAAACTGTTCCTAAACAAGTTATCAAACATATTCAACTGAATTTTACCGTCACACCAACTGGAATAGATTTTGATGATTTTTAAATATAAAGCCACTCGAAAGTGGCTTTATAATTTCTAAATGTTTCTTAAAGATTAAGAACACATCTCCACGGTTGGAGTTCTAATGTGATATTAGTTAATTCATCATTAGCATAATCGTTTTCTCCGAAATCAATACTTACTATTTGACATTGTTCTAAAGTCCATTTTTCAACTTCAACACCTGTCGGGTCTAATGATTTTAATGTGATATCTTTTTTATATCCTGCTGCATATCCCATACGACCAGTAAGTGATTCAGCATGTAAACGAACCCATTCCATAAGTTGTTGTGATGTGGAAGGTCCTATTGGGTCAAGAAACGTTACAGACATACTATCCCATGTATATCTACCTGCAACATAGTTTTGTTCGTTCATATATTGAATTGGAACACTATTAATTTTCATTGAAGGTCTTTTGAATTTTTGGACTTTCCAAGTTTGAATTCCTAGCGAGTTATCAAATACGGCAAAGAACCTATTAACTCTCTTTGGTTCGTAATCGAACGGCATCGCTCTTAACATTGTTTCTTCTGCTGCCATTTTATCTATTTATTAATTATATTTCTTATTTTATAATAAATACTCTAGTATTTGAAAATCTTATTAATTAACCCAATAATTTTTATTTTGGCATTTGACCAGTCCTTTGAAACACTCTAAGTTCTGTTGTGCTTAAACTTTCTAAAGTTCTTGGTTCTGGTTTTTTCTCGACAATATTATCTTCCAATTCTTTTTCAAGAGCTAGTTCATCTTTATTAATTACACTTTCTAATGTTGTTTCTATTGTTTCTTCTTTAGGAATTATGTCTTTTTCAACAACTTTTTTCTTAAAAAATCTATTTACTGTTGATGTTTTTTTCTTTTTTGCCATAATTATCAATTTTATTATTATTATTATTATTTAATATAAATAGTTATAAATAAAAAACCACTACGATTGTAGTGGTTTTTTAAATTATCTCTAATAAATATTAAAGGTCATCAAATGATGCACCAGTTGGTGTTATTGTAAACGTAATACCAATAAATTCAAGAGAACGTGTTGGTTTTAAGAATATTTCACCATATAATTCATTTCTATCTAATGTTTCAGTAGTATTATTACTAGCATCCATTTTAATTCTGAAATCAGTCAAACCTCTTTCTCTTTTAATACTATCAAGAATTGGGTTTACTTTAGTTAAGAATTGGTCAATTATTTCTTGATCATTTTGGTCAAATAAAAGTCTAATTGAAATATTAGAAATAAGAATTTTAATTTGAAGTAATAATCTACGAACATTAATTCTATCAAGAGCAGTTTCTTTAACTTGAAGAGTTTTCTGTCCAAAAATTGCAGTTCCAACATCAGCGAATTGAACTAATGGATTGATTCTACCCTTATAAATAGTGTCACGTGCTTCCTGTGATAATCTATACATTGGTTTAATTGCATTAGTTACACCACGAGTTAAACCAGCAGGTGCGAACCAAGGGAATTTCACATTATCTGTAAATGCCATAGCTCTTACAACTTCACCAGTTGGTGGAATATAAACTTTAACATTATTATAAGAGTCATTCATCTGTATCCAAGGGAAATATGTTGCAGAATAGCTACTATCAATTGCAGTATCATCTAATAATTGAGCAATTTCAGTTGCTACAACAATATCTTCTTTTCCACTACCACCAACAGTAGGAACAATATAACCAGCTAATTCAGGAGCGTCAATAACATATAATGTATCTGTTCTCTGAGTTTCAACCATATCAATTGTAGCTTGAACTAATGATGTTTGATCTACCCAATTGATGCCCGGTGTGGCTAAAAGATTAATCGTAACATTTTCAGGATTTGAAAAAGTGTTTATTGCCAATTCCCATGCCTGATAATCATTTGTTGGAACAACTAATGGTTGACTAGGATGCCCACTTTGTCTTCCACCCTGTACATAACCATCTGTGTATGAACGTTCTCTTCTATTAACATCCCAACCATCAAAACCACCAGCAGGAGCAAAAGTAAATTTTCTTGTTTTAATACTATAATATGGATTTGTTATATCGTCAGTATCATTATATGTTCTAAATTTTCCAGCACCAACTTCAAATTCACCATTCATGTATGATGTACCTGTTGCACCTGAGTCCATATGATATCCTTTAGATTTAGTAAAACCAGTACTCTGTTGTCCTGAATAATAGTTTACAAAATTAAAGAAATTTTGATTTATACCATCATTTGTATATGCTGTTTCAGAAACACCAAGATATGTTTTATTTATATTATCAGTGTCTGCGTAAGACGTTTTATAAAATATTTTTGGTGATATACCTTCACTTACAGCATCACCAGTAACTGCTGTAGTATAACTATGTTGAAGATATCCTTCAAAACCAGCAGGAAATACGTCAACAGAAAGATTATCTTCCATTTCAACCATAACATACTTACTTTTAAGTGTATATTCACCATCTGAAGTCCCTATACGTTGACCAATATAGCTTGATTGTCCTTTAATTAATGAACAATTACTATAAGTTTCTAAAATAATTGGATTCGCATCAGTATCGTAGAATGAACGAATAATAACATCAAATTGTTTTAGGTGTGGGTCAATATTACCAATAGTTATTTTAATTTCTTGATTCGCACTATCACCATCAGAAATACTAATAAACTTAAATAATCTATTAATAACATTACCTTTTAATTGAGATACAACCCAAGGTGTTTCAGGTGTTTGAAATGATATTTCATAATCACTAAAATAATCAGTAGTACCTGTAACCATAACAGTATTGATACCATAACCAATTCCATCATTATCAAGTTTCTTAATAAGATCAGGATAAATTGCCTCTGTCCAAATCATTGTTGATTTATCTTTTGCTTTACTACCAATAACATTAGGTAAGAAACTAGCATCATTTGGATTTAACGAAACGTTATATGTTGCAGTAGTTGTACCACTTGAAGCAACTAAATTAAATTCCCCAAAAAGGTCACCAGTTGGACTTATTATTGAATCTATTGTTGTGTTACTAGTAATTACAAGATTAGTTGTATCGAATTCAGTAACAGGAATTGAATCAATTGGTGTTGTTGAATCACCCCTACTTCTAATTACAGCTAAAACCATACCTTCATAATCTGATAATGATGTTCCTGTCATTACTGATGTTGTACCACTAACTGTACCTAATCCTGTTGTACTACTATATGTTAGTACTTCAAAATATGTTACTACATTACCAAAACCAGTTGTTCCAGTCTTTTCCCAGCCAGTACTAGTTGTTCCAGTTTGACCGATATTACTTATAGCAACACCTAAAAATGCACTATCAGTAAATGCTGTTGAACCAAATGTGACTGTTGAACTAAGACCTGTTGTTGATGAGTCAACACCAGCACTCATTGTGATATTCCAAGCAGTACCTGCTTTATATCCACTAAGTCCAAGGACTCTAGTAACCCAAAGTTGTTGTGCTTCTTCTAAAAATGAATTAGCAACATAAGGTAATTGATATTGAAGATTCCCATCAGGAAATCTTGTAACACTTTGATTTCCAAACCTATTTGAAAATTGTGTTTGGTCTTGTATGAAAACTGGTTCAAATGCGGGACCCTTTAGTGTTTCACCAGCAACCCCTAATGTTGTTATACCGACATTACGTGTTACATAAGTTAAGTCACGTTCTTTAAATTTTACGCCCGGAGAAGTAAATACGAAATCTGCCATATTGTTTATTGTTTAATTATTTATTATTTTTATTTCAATGTTATTACATGTTCTTTTCAAATAAATACTAAAAAAATACCGAAAAGGTGTATTATATAAAATAATATAAATTTGTTATTTTTCACTAAACACCAATTCGTTAGTTTATTATATATATTTTCTTAAATTTTGAAAAATTTTAGATTTTTTTGGATAAAATCGATTAAATTTCAAAAAAAATATTTTTCAGAAAATTTAATTTTTTTTGGTTTTTTCTCGTATTAGTATTTATATTAAACAATTTACTTATGAATAAATCACAAAAAATTTACTTTAGTACAGGTGATACAGGAAATAATAATCTTGATAAATATGTAAAGGTTAAACTTGAACAAGATGTTGAGACTCTTGAATTTATGTCAATAAAACTTGGTACTACTGATGTGTATCAAAATTTTAATGCCGATTATGGTGTTCTTGTTGGAAGAGTACTTGCTAATGGTGGAATTGGTATTCCAAATGCTAAAATTAGTATATTTATTTCGTTAACCGATGAAGATGCAGAAAATGAGGAAATTTATAGTGTTTATCCATATAAAACACCAAGAGATAAAAATAATGAGGGAAAGAGATATAATTTATTACCACGTGTTTCTAAAATTAATCCAGAAACACAACAACCCGAACCAAAACAGGCATTTGGTAGTTTTCCAATTAAAGAAGAAGTTGTTACAAATCCACCATTTCTTGCAACATATAAAAAATATTATAAATATACAGCACTTACAAATGATGCTGGGGATTATATGATATTTGGTGTTCCAACAGGTACACAAACTATTCATCTTAGTGTTGATATAACTGATATTGGTGAATATAGTATGAATCCTGCTGCAATGATTCAAAACCTTGGGTATTCTTCAAGTTTATTTACTAATTATGGTACGACAATTAAACCAAGTAGAGATTTAGGTGATTTACCAAATATTGAAACTCAAGAAATTACTGTTGATATAATACCATTTTGGGGTGATACTGAAAATTTCGAAATTGGAATTAATAGACAGGATTTTAGAGTTCGTGCAATACTTACCAACACTTTTACTATTTTTGGTAGTGCTTTTACCGATAGTGACTTAACTATGAGAGGTACTGAAGATAATGATAAACCAAACGAAAGGGAAATTAGAGATTTATTTTTTATATACCCTAAAGGTTCTTCATCAGAAGGTTTCTCGCTTTCAGCAAAAAGAATTGGAAAGATTAAAGAAACAATTTATTATTATCCATCAGAAATGACTGATGCTGAGATTGATAATGCTGACCCAGAAACTGACATGAAAGTACTTGACCCCAGTGAATATTCTGTTTATAAACGTAATGGTGATTTTGCTTTTATTATTAATTGTAATAGAGATAAAATAATCACTGATGAGTTAGGTGAGAAGATTTCTGTTGATTATGATTATCCTGATGGTGTTTTCACAACATTTAGAGGATTTATCACACTTGAATATACTGAAGAAGAACTCCCAATGATAGCTACCAGTGGTTTAGAAGAATCAGACGTTTTTAATGTGGGTACAATCAAAGAAAAAAATAGAACATACCCATTAAGACTGAAATTTAAATTTCCACAACATGCTGGAGGTCATGCAAGTTTTAATTATATTACTAGTGATAATAATAACAATAATGCGTGGCGAAAACAACACATGAAATTCGAAGCGCAAAAATTTTATAGTTTTTCTAAATTTCATGGAACTGTTGCTAATAATGCTGATAGAGATGATGATTCCGAAAACGGTCAATTCCCATTAAAAGAAGATTTATTTTTTAAAGCGGATAAAGTAAATTGGGCAGACAGAAATAAGGAAGAAAATGTTGGTATTATTTACAACGATACTGGTGAAATGGTATCTAATTCTAGTGATAGATTTGGGGCAAATTGGTTAAATCTCAGTGTTTATTTTCCACAAACAGGATATGCATTAAATTCGCTTAGTGCGATTAAACGTGTTAGAACATCAGACTTTTTAGCGACACAATGGGAAGATAATACATCAAGAAATGCTTATTTTGTTTTTGATAATTCAATGGCGATTGCTGCTGGTCAAATTAATACTAAATGGTATGGACGATCTGATTTACATTGGACTGATATAATTGAAGTACCATTAAATGACATAATTAAAATGAGTAATACCGATAAAGGATTTACTAATAATGATGTTACGGGATTAAATGGATTATATAGAAATGGTACTTACACTCCACCAGTAACTGATTGGAAGGGTGATTGGGACACAGCATGTCCATATAAAGGTGGTCAAATAGGTGGTATTCCAGATAATGGTGTTGACCCAAAAACATATTTTTTTAAAGGGGTTAATACTGCTGATTGTATTCAATTTTTATATGAGTTAGGTTTAATAATATAAAATTTCTTTAATGGTATTTATATTATATGGATAAAAAGGTAGAAATATTACTTGGTAGTGAGAAAAATATTATTTCAGTTAATACTGACTCATACGATAAGGTTGAACTAAATAATAAGACATCAGAACTTACAGAATTTAATGTGAATGATGTTGTAAATTCTACTGAACAATTTAATATTGAAAGAGAAAATAACCCAATTTATAGAATATATGGTAGAATTGAATATTTATCATTACTTAATGGATTAGTTAATAATTATACTCAACTCGACGATTATTTTACTCCAAACTATACAGACACATCAAAAAACATATTAAATTCATTTGATTTTTATCTTGTAAAACCATCAGTAAGTGGTTATACTGAATTTATTGGTACTAATGAATATGTTAGACATTTTCAAGTAATCGCAACACCAGATGAATTTGAACTATATCCAGCAGGTTTTTCTAATAATGTATATGGTGAACAAACATACACATTTAGTTTTAATGAAGATTTTGATATTAGCGAATATTTTGATAATTTTGGGTTTCCAGTAACAGAATTATTTCTATATGCACAATATAAATTAAAAGCAAATGGAAATTATGTTGCTGAAACAATGAAATATTCATTCTTTATTAACGGTGGTGCTATATCAAAAAGTAATTTTCCAACAACAACCTTTAATATTGGTGATTATATATCAACAGCAACAGGAAGTAGAATTGGTGATAAAATTAATTATAATAAAGAAGAATTCACACAAACTCAAATAGCCGAACAAAAATTTTATATTACTACTGAATATTGGACAAGTAATAATCAATCAAAAAATCTAGTTTGGGTTTATAATCCTTTCATTCCATTTAGATTAAGATATTTTAGTGAAGAATTGAATAATACAAATACTGGTAGCACATCATATGATATAGCAAATTCAATTCCAGATTATGCAACAAAATTAGATGATGATGGAAATTATGTGTGGCGTGATATTAATCCACAAGGATATACTGAACCTTTAACTGGTGTTGGGGTTGATTACCCATTTTTTAATGGAAAAAGATATTTATTTTCTCCAATCATACTTTCAGTTTTACCAGATTTAACTGATTCAAATACTCTTGCAGTATTTAATGAAATTTGGTATACAAGATATACAACAAATTTAGATATAACACCAACAGATGATTTAGATAATATAGGAAAGCCATGTCAATAAAAAGAATAATAAAATCTAACGGTAATGATAACAACCTAAAATTTTCATTAGGGTCTAGTATTAATTTCGTTGATTATCAACAAGAAATTGATAATACTGTGGAAGAAACTAAAAAAAAATTAATTAATACGATTGTTGATTATGAAGTACGTAGGTTTACATATAAATCAGATAAAGAAACATTACTTAGTTTTGTTTTTACAAATAGTGACGGGTCGTTTTATTATAGTAATTTCGCATTAATCGGATTTACACCAATAGAGTTTATATTTAATGCAGATGTGGTACGTAACAGTTTTTTTATTGTAGATTATTATGATACTTATGATAGTAATACACAAACAAAAATTTTTACATCATACATGACTCAATTAGTAAATGAAAATAAAGTACCTTCATATACAGTTTCTCCTGAAAATGAAAATCAGTTTTGTACTTTAAATATTCCTAAATCATATCTTGATATTAATACTGAACTTGGTTATAGTATAATTAGAGGTTACATTAAATTAAGTTTATATAATGCTAAAGACGGTAAGGTTTATTTGTTTTATAATAAAGCAAATGAAACTCTTAGTACTGAAGAAAAAATGTATTTTAAAACCACATTATATCTTAATACTATGGAATGGAAATGGGATTTAGAATCTACACAAGCATATCAAATACCAATATCGAACTCATATGTTAATAAAGTTAATAATACGTTTACTACGTTTGATAATAATAAACAAACATATCCAGAAGGAAATATATTTAAAGATGGTACTTATGAAACAGAATAACTAATTTTTGTTTTTCTAATTGTTTTAACAATTTCAAATTCCTTTTCATCTTGAATGAACCCTAAAATTTTTAAAGCATATTTTGATACAAAAAACCTATCACCATCAATATTTTCGATTGGATTACTTTCTGCAAATCCCTCAAATAACAATACCAATGGATTACCATTAACCCAAACATAATCTTGTCGTGATGCAAAGTTTTTAAGTACTTGTTCATCATATTTATTGACATCAACACGATATTTTGTAAATAAAGCTACTTCATATATCATATCAACATTTACTGGTTCAGGCATTTTAAATTGTAGAAAAATTTCTTGACCCTCATCAAGAATAGGTACGTTTACATATCTAAATTTTTTAGGTTGTGGAATTCTATATTTACTACCAAGTCTTGTGCCCGGTTGTTTATCAATACGTCTTACTGTAATATATGGTGTTGGAACGTTTTTATCATCATCCATAAACTTCCAAGTTTTACTAAATTCTCCCCAACGATCATTATCGAGATAGAATGTTGGAACTAATCTATTATCTAATGTTAATTGCATACCTTTATCATTTACATAATCAAAAAGTGATGCATCAAGGTCTTCAAGTAAAATAGTTCTTGGCAAATACTTACTATTAGTATTTGTTTTAGCCATAAGTTCAGCAATTCTATCAAACCCATATTCAAGATACTTAGTACCAATATCTGGTGGATTAGTATCAATACTTAATTTTATTTTTTTTGGAAGTGACATTTAATCTTTTTATATAAATACTCTTTGATTTTAATTATTTATTACCTATATTTACCACCTATTAAACTTATAATATGCTCGTAGAACGAAAAGAAATTAATAACGAAGATGGTAGTATTGGTTATATTGAATCAGTGTTTAAATCTGAAAATATACTCAAAACAACATATTTCCCTAAAAATGAGAGACTCTATATTGCATTTAGTCGTGGTGATACATACTCTTATGGGAATATTAGTGAAGAATTTTATGAAGAATTTGAAGAAGCGGAATCTCATGGCAAATTTTTCTATAAAAATATAAATAAGAAATCAGAATATCCTTATCGTAGAGAATTTACACTTTATCCGAATGAAGTGCAAGGACTTAAGGAAGTTGTAGAAAACCATAAACCTGATGAAGATGAATAATACTGAAGAATATAGGAATCTAATTTCATTGCTTCAAGAAGCATTAAAGTTTTATGCTAATGCCGATAATTATGAAAAGAATGTTACTTATCCTAAATACAGTGAACTATTTTCTTATATTGAAATGGATGTTGGAACACAAGCCAGATTCGCATTGAAACAAGTTCAAGATACTCTTGATATGAAACAAAAAATGGAAGAAGATTATGAAAAACTTATAGATGAAGCAAAAAAAGCACTTGGAAATGTTGAAGATATTCCAACTGATCTTATGGATACTATGAAAACACTAAAAGATATTAATGATGGAAATTAAATTTAAAAAATTAATACCAGAAGCTAAAACACCGTATAGAAAATATGATGTTGATGCAGGATTTGATTTATTTTGCACATCAATTGAAGAAAAACCAGAATACATCCAATATAATACAGGAATAGCTGTTGAAATTCCAGAAGGTTATGTTGGGTTAATTTTTCCAAGAAGTTCTGTAACTAAATATGATTTAATGTTAAAAAACTCAATTGGTGTTATTGATGCCAGTTACAGAGGCGAAATAATGTGTAGATTCTTTGAAACTAAAGAAATTAAAGATTATATTGAAATTGAAAATGCTGGTGTTATAAATATGGTACATAATCTTCGTAATGGAAGAAAGGTTTATAAGGTTGGGGAACGTGTTGCACAAATTGTGTTCATGGAAATACCAAAAATAACATTAGTCGAAACAGAAGAACTCTCTAGTACTGAACGTGGTGATGGTGGTTTCGGACACACAGGTAAAAAATAATAATAAGTAAAATAATAAATATTATGAAAGGTACAACTGGAAACAGATTAAGAAGAGAAAATGCAAAGAAAATGCTTGAAGCACAACTTAAACGTGGTACAAAACCAGAAAAGGTTGATGGAAAAACAACACGTAATATGATTCCATTAACTGATGCTAATAGGAAGCGTATTGAACGTGAAATTGAAAATATAAATAATAAGAAAAGTAAAACTACTTTTGTATAATGAAACAATATTTAGATTTATTAGAAAACATCCTTGATAATGGTGTTGAAAAAGAAAGTGGTAGAGCAAATATGCCGAACACTAGAGGTATATCTCACGGTGTAATCCAAATGGATTTACAAGATGGGTTTCCATTACTTACAACTAAGAAAATGTATTGGAAAGGTATTGTACACGAACTCCTATGGTTTCTTAGGGGAGATACTAATATTGCATATCTTGTGAATAATAATGTGAATATCTGGAATGGAGACGCTTATAGATGGTATTTGAAATATAATGAAAATAATAGTCATGGGACTCCACCGTTAACGATGGAACAATTTATTAATGAGATAAAAATGGGTGGACACGTAAATCCCCATTTTGTTAATACTGATTATTATCTTGGTGATTTAGGTAAAGTTTATGGTTACCAATGGCGTAATCAAAACGGTGTTGATCAAATAAAAGAGGTTTTAGATGGGTTAAAATCAAATCCTTATAGCCGTTATCATATTATTGATGGTTGGAATAAGGCAGATTTTAAAGATATGGCACTTCCACCATGTCATTTACTTTATCAGTTTATTGTAAGACCATTAGATACTATTGAAAGAACAGAATTAGCTTGGAAAATTGGGTTAGAATCTGAATACAGGGAGAATTTACCGAAAATGGTAGAAGAGTGGGATATTTGGTTTGATGAAAGAAATGTACCAAAGTTTTATCTTGATTTAAATATGTACCAACGTAGTTGTGATACAATGCTCGGAGTTCCTTTCAACATAGCTTCAATGTCATTATTATTAATGATTTTTGCAAAAGCATCTAATATGATAGCTGGTGTTTCAACTTGGATTGATGGTGATACTCATTTATATATGAATCATATTCCTGCCGTTAATGAACAACTTGAAAGAGAACCATATGATTTACCTCAAATGGTAATTAATAAAGAACTAAATAATCTTGAAGATATATTGGGATTAACTATCAATGATTTTGAATTACAGAATTACGAATGTCACTCAACAATCAAAGCAGAATTATTTACTGGATTAAAAAAATAAAATAATCATGGACGAAAGATTAAGAGATGTCAATTTAATTGACGAACTAGAAGAAACATTTAAAGATGTAAAAGCACAACTTACTGATGACGAAAAACGGTATGGTGATACTTGGAAAAAACGTGGTCTTGTGTATCATGAACAAAGTCAGGAATTACGTTGGTTTTTTAAGATGCAAGATTATATTCAAGATTTTGAAGATCACGGAGTTCCAATTCCTTGGACAAAAGCTCTTGGAGAAACACACATTTGTCTTGTAAGAGAAAAAAAACTTAAGTAAATTGAATGTTAATATTATACATAGTAATAATATTATTAATTATAATAATAATTTTACTTGCAGGTGCATTATATTTTTTAATTAAAAAAACTGTATATATATCTGATAAGGAAAAAGAATTCATAATATTCGTTATTGATATTTTTGCTGAGTATGGTGATGATTTAGGTGTTCAATCTAAAGAACAACACAATAAACTTGTTGGAGAACTGGAAAAAATAAAAACTAAATATATAAAGAATGAATAAATTAGAGATAATTAATGAATATTTAGAGGGTTTAGATATATCTTCATTATCAGCAGATGGGTTTGATGATGCGATAATTGGAATACATGGTGAAAAAATTGTATACTCTACAACCAAATGTATTGAAATTTTAATTACTAGAGATAAAATGAATAAAGAAGATGCTGAAGAATATTTTGATTTTAATGTTGAAGGTGCTTATGTAGGAGAAAACACACCAATATTTGTTAATGATTTTATGTTTTATGGATTATAATAACGGACATTTATCGGACATGTCCGTTATATTTATTATTTAGTGCCTTTTGTTTCACTTAAGAATGGAACAACATCTTCTTTCACAGGAACACCAGTTATTTGTTTCCAATAATTTTTAAACCCACCAATTGTCTTACTAGTTGTATCAGTAACACTATTAACACTTTCAACTTCATAATATCGGTTTTTCTCACCACTTAAATTATATTCGATAATATCACCTCTATCAATCTCAATTTGTTTATCTTCTAATTCCTTAAGATAAACACCAAAACGAATAATCCCAGTATCATCACGTGTAATACCACCTTGATTTCCACCATAATAGTCTTGTTTACCATCTTCAATAGTTATCATAACACTTATAGTAATTGGGGACATATATTTTTTATCCTTACTTTTTGCCTGTCCATATAATGCATGGACTTTAGTTTCAATAATATTAATTTTATGAATAATAACCGTTTGTGCGTTATCAGTTTGTAGAAAATTCCTACCATACATAACATCCAAATCAAATGAATTATCATTCATAAATAACCCCATTCTATTGTCTTCAATATCAGTTAATTGTTTTTTCTTTTTCATTTTTTATAAAAAATAATCATGAATATTATATGCTAAATCCTTAACGATTTTATCATCGAATTCTTGTCCCCTGTTTTTCAACATTATTTCAAGTTCATATGTTAACATATCTGCTTTATAATACCCAAACGGGTCATAGTGAGGGGATTCACTATTCATTGTTTCATAAAATGATTCAATATCATATAAATCAGCCTCTTCTAATTTTTTTAATTCTTCAGCCGAAAACATTTTTTCAATTTTATTATTATCATTCTCCATTGATGAGAATGATGGGTCTAATTTTTCTATGACTTCAAAAAGTCGTTGTTTATCGTATTTTTTCATTATTAAATAATTTATTAAATTGGTATAATTGGGAACATTGGTGGTTGATATCCACGTTCTTTATTCACATTTTCTGCTATTTCTGCACGTTCTTTATTTAAATTAGCTTGACTCAA